AATATTGGATCAAATTTCATGGCCAGCAACTATGAGGGATGTGGATGCAGGTTTAACTACTATGCAAGCCGACCCAGGCACGGCTAGAACGGCTTTACAGGCTCTACAAACCGTAACGGATTCGGAATACGGGGCGCTGTATGTAGACGCCACAGGGTCATTTGTATTTCAGGATCGATCTGTTACGGCAGGATCTATCGGGGCCACGCCCACAGTATTTGCTAATAATGGTACTGGAATAGACTATTTTAATGCTTCGTGGATTTTAAATGATGTTCTTATATTTAATAAAGCGACCATTACTAGGGTCGGCGGTACTGCTCAAGTAGCAACAAATCAAGACAGCATTGATAAGTATTTTCTACACAGCTACTTTTTAGATAACTTACTTATGCAATCGGATGCAGTTGCTTTGGATTATGCTCAGGCTTACGTAGCATCACGCGCAGAAACCACTATTAGATGCGACTCCATTGTCCTTGATTTATATACGCCCAATTATGATACTGGTGTAGTAGCAGCCCTAAATCTAGAGTTCTTTGATCCAATTAAGGTCATCACCACCAATCCAGGTGGCTCTACCATAGAGAAAACCTTACAGATCTTTGGCACACGCAATTCAATTACACCAAATAGCTTCAAAACCACGTTCACGACATTAGAGCCGATCATAGATTCGCTTATCCTAAATGATACGATTTATGGTACTTTAGACTATAATGTCCTAAGTTACTAAGGGGTATCATGGCAAAACAGACTTTTACAACTGGGCAGGTATTAACAGCTGCACAGATGACTTCACTACAGCAAACCGCCATGGGTGGCGGATCTACAACTGCTAAAACCACAAGTTATGTATTGGTAGCAGCCGATGCAGGTACTACCGTTGCTATGAACGCTGCAGGTTCTACAACTATTACAGTTAACACAAGTTTATTTTCAGCTGGTGATTCAGTATTTATCCAAAACTGGGGTGCTGGTACATGCACAGTTACTGCTGGCACTGCAACAGTGACTACTCATGGATCACTTGCTTTAAGTCAATGGGAAGGTGGCACATTATATTTTACATCTTCTAGCGCAGCTATATTCTTTGATATAAGTCAAAGTACTGGCATGACTAACCCAATGACTACTACAGGCGACACAATTTATTCTTCTAGTGGATCTACACCAGCCAGACTCGGAATTGGTAGCACTGGTCAAGTATTAACAGTCTCAGGTGGTGTGCCTAGTTGGGCAACTCCTGCAGGCGGTGGTGGAAAAGTTTTGCAGGTAGTAAGTGCAACCTATGCAACTCAAACTACAATTTCTTCAACTGCTTATACCGATACTGGCTTAACTGCATCAATTACTCCAACAGCAAGCACAAGCAAGATATTAGTATTGGTAAATCAACCACACGCAGTAGTAAGAGATAATCAAAGTGTAGGCGGATATTTACAATTATTACGGGGTGCTGCAACAATCTGGGAAGCAATAGATGCGTCAGTTTCAAGTACTGCTACTTCTACCGATTCAGTTTTAGCCTTAGTTAGCAACATTTCATTTTTAGATTCTCCAGCAACTACTTCTTCAACTACATATAAAACGCAAGGCAAAGCTGTTACTACTGCTAATAATGGTAATACTCGTTACCAATATGATAATAGAACTTCAAATATAATTCTAATGGAAATAGGTGCATAATGAACAATCATTTAGTTAAAGCAATTCGTAAATTAAAACCTAATTCAGAGTTTTCTTTTATAGAAGATGATTATTCAACCATTAAATGGGATGTGTTAGATGGTGAAGCACCTACACAAAAAGAAATAGATGCTGCTATTGAAGAAGTTAAGGCAGATGAGATAGCAGAAGCGCAAGCAAAAGCAACTCAACGCCAAGCAATTTTAGATCGTCTTGGCATTACAGCTGAGGAAGCACAGCTAATTCTTTCCTAATGAAACCCAAGTTATGTGCAGCTGGTGTAACCTTAAGAGCTGCTGTTGATCTCTGGTATCAAGATCGCAATTCTTCCAGCGATGGGTGGATCGGTGATGCTCGTCATGCCTCCAGAAAATCAGATCATAATCCAGACCAATTTGGGTGGGTGCGAGCCATTGATATTGATGCTCGCCTGGGTACATCCAAAGGGCTCTCGATATATCTTGCTGACCAAATCAGGAATGCTGGTGAAACCGATAAACGCATATCTTACGTAATACATATGGGAAAGATTGCGAGTTCTAAAAAAGGTTGGGCCTGGCGCGAATATAAAGGTTTTAATCAGCATCGCCATCATATTCATATTAGTTTTACCAAGTTGGGCGATATAGATGGCAGAGAATTTGATATACCACTACTAGGAGGCAAGATATGAATATAAAGAATCCGTACGTATTAACGCTGGGTGCATTTCTTTCCGCGTGGGCAGCATCTAATTTTGCAGCCGATTATCGTTCAATTCTATGGGCAGTATTGGCTGGAGTATTTGGCTATGCAACTCCTAAAAAATGAGCCCAGCAGAATGGGCCTCCTTTGGCGCTGGCGGTTGTGCCGTGCTAACAGGCGTGCTGCTCGGATTGCGTTTCTTAGTTAGAGGTTGGCTTAACGAATTACGCCCCAACGGGGGCTCCAGTATGAAAGATCAATTAACTCGGTTAGAGCAGCGTGTTGATGATCTATATTCTTTGATGAGTAAGCGACAATAGTGATATGGCGAACACACGTAAACGTAAGAAGGTCAACAGACGCGTAGTACGTAGATCGCCTGAACCTTTATCTAAGTTAGATGTTTTCATGATTACCAAGCATGAAATCTATAAAGCAGCTAAAAAGGCTGGTTTCAGTAATGAAGTTGCATGGTTCTTTATGCAAGAGCCCAACTCGCTACCTGACTGGATTGCCAATGATAAACCAGACGCAATCATCCCTGTATTAGACCCTACAGAAGAGGATGACGATTAAGCGATACTTAGTAATAAGTGATCTCCAAGTCCCCTACCATCATGAGCAAGCAGTCGCAAACGTCATTAAACTCGCAAGACGTGAGAAGTTTGATTCAGTACTGGTCGTTGGCGATGAAATTGATTTTCAGAGTATTAGTAAATGGAGCGAAAATACACCTCTCGCTTATAGTGAGGACTTACATGCTGATCGTGAACTCTGCAAGCAAATTCTCTGGGATCTCGGCGAGTACAGTCCAGAAATGCATATTATCCGTAGCAATCATACTGATCGGCTATATAACACTCTTTTAAAGGTGCCAGGCTTAATAAACCTGCCTGAGCTACAATATCCCGCATTTATGGGATTCGCTGAAATGGGCATGACCTACCATCGCAAGGCCTTTGAGTTCCACCAAGATTGGGTACTTTGTCATGGCGATGAAGGCAGCATGAGCCAGCACGCGGGAATTACAGCCTTAAATCTTGCTAAAAAGTTTGGTAAAAGCGTACTGGCGGGTCACAGCCACAGGCTGGGAATGAGTGCCTATTCAGAGGGCGTAAACGGCCACCACAGGGCCTTATATGGCCTAGAGGTAGGCAACCTTATGGATAGAAAGAAAGCGGGCTATATTCGCTATAACAGCGCGAATTGGCAGAATGGCTTTGCTATACTAGAGACCGTAGGTAAGACCTTGACACCAACACTGGTGCCAATTAATAAGGATGGCTCCTTCTGCGCTCTAGGCAGGTACTACGGGTAACTTCGTTACCAAATCGTTATACAAATACGCCCTTAAACAATCCACAAAGTCGTACACAGATGCCATACTTCTGTCGTGCCTGGAAATGTAGTACAGGTACAGACGGGCTACTAATGAAGATACAGATAGACCTAAAGGCTGCTGATTTTGAACAGCTATGGATTAATTCAATGGAATGGATGAATCAGGATTGGGAAAAACAAGCGGATCGATTTGATCCCAACCCTTTGTTTAGTTGGCAGTATGCATATTGGTTTGATAGTTACTCTGCACTTAAGTTGGCAGAGGGATTTATAGCTGGATTAGGCAAGAATTATGCTATACACAGCGATGAAGGTACGGGCGACTGGGTTATGTTGACTAACTATGCGAGTCCATGCCACTTACGAAAAACACTGGTGAACGCATGAATCCATTAGAAGAGTTAAAAAGCCTGGCTTATGCATGGTTTTACATCATGCTCGCTATAGGAACAATCTGGTGGTACGTTGAACATTTAAAAGATAATTCATTCCAGACTGGATACTGGAAGGGCCGTGCAGACGGTTGGCGCATGGCTAATAGAAGTCGGGATTTAACTGATGCCGACAACGACTGAGAAGTTATTTAATGAGGTCGTATCCATCATTCACACAAGAGGTGAAAACTATGGTCATCCAATTAGCAATCACAAACGCATCGCTGAACTCTGGTCTGCTTATCTTGGTTATCCAATCCAGGCGAATGAAGTGGCTATCTGTATGTGTTTGGTCAAAATCAGCAGACAAGCTGAAAATCCAGGAGTATCGGATAATTACAAGGATGCGCTTGGATACATCGCTATTGCGAAAACAATCACCGAGGCCATGCAAGACGATGACGGGGCGTGGGAATAATGGCATTTGATCTAAGTCAATATGAAACAGTAGATGAAAGACTACACAAATGGTGGAAGGAAAACCCAGATGGAAGATTGGAAACAGAAGTTGTCGAGGCCACAAACGTTAGATTCATTGTTATTTGTAGGCTATTCAGAACGGAAGTCGATCTCAAGCCTTACGCGACTGGAATTGCGAGTGAGACTGTTAGTGATCGTGGCGTTAATGCGAACTTTGCTTTACCTAACTGCGAGACAAGCGCAATTGGTAGAGCGATTGCGAATGCGGGTCTCTCAGCTAAAGGTAAACGGCCAAGTCGAGAAGAAATGGCATCAGTAAATGAGAAGCAATTTACACCTAAATATGGCAGGCCAGGATCTAAATCGGCTGCGATGGAAATGGCGTTACATATTGTGGACTCACAACCTAAAGATATTCCTAACGAGCCTGTACCTGTTGCTTGGTCTGTTGGCGAAAGCATCGCTCAAATTGGTGAAGTGGTTAGTGTTGGGTTTTCTTGTAGGCATGGTGATATGGTAAAGAAAGAAGGAATTGCGAAGGCTACGAATAAACCCTATGCGGGATACGTGTGTTCTGCAGCTAAACCAGATCAATGCGAAGCGAAATGGGCAAAACTTACGGCAGCGGGAACTTGGTATTGGCCAGATGATTCAGAACCAGGCAAGGTAGAATAATGAAAACTATAAAAATAACAGCTGAAGAAATGTTAATAAATAATACTGGCCTTTACATACTTGCTTGTGATGGTCAAGAATACGAAGTTGAGAAATGTGTGTGTAAAAAATGTCATAATACGAAAGGAGGGGAATAATGGGATACGTTGAAGTATTAAACGGATCAGGGTTTACATTACGAATGGAAAACGATAAAGAAACCCTGACACCATCTAGAGATCGATGCATTAGCTGTAATGACGACAGGCTATTACATGAAGGTATGTTTTTAGTTTGTGCGGTTTGCCATTGCAGGCAATAGGAACATTACCATAATGCATACACGATTCAAGTGTAACGGCTGTAAGCGTGATGCAGAGTTCTTGTGGCTGGATCAACTTAATACGCCAGAAGGATTTAAGGCCTACCAATGTATGGATTGCGGTTGCGTGGGTATAAAAAACATAGCCGAAGCCTTGCATATACCAGACTCTGAGATATGCAGATGTGATAAGTGTGGCAGTTGGAAATTTAACACTGTGGTCTGTCACACTTGTCACCTAATAAAGGAGAAGTAATGCCAACTGGAAGACGGAACTCTGGCGGTGATGATTACTATACATCGCAGTGGATATTTGATGGATTGGGCCTAGAGTTTGATTTAGACCCTTGCTCGCCAATAGTAGGCGGGGTAGTACCAGCTAAACGTAAATTTACAATCGAAGATGATGGCTTGGCCCAGGATTGGTTTGGATTGGTGTGGATGAACCCACCTTATTCAAAGCCAACGCCCTGGGTAGATAGGTTTCTTTCGCATGGTAATGGTGTGGCCCTGGTGCCGTTTACCAACGGTAGGTGGTGGTTTAACTTGTGGAATCACGCTGACGCAATAATGCCAATAGCATATAATCACAAGTTTGATAGAGCTGATGGCAGCCGTAAAACTATTACGTTTAACACGGCCTTATACGCTATCGGTGAAGCAGGAGTTGCAGCTATAAATAGATTCAAGTTGCACCGAATACGATGACGACTTGCCGTCTGACCTGCGCTTATGCTGATGGACTTGCATAGGCATGCTACCCTCTAGATCGCATACGCCCTCAAGGCGGAAACGCGAGCCCGTAAAGGGGAAGCTCGCGAGGTGCACGCTAGTAGCCACCGCTCTATTTGTAGGCCAAATGTTAAGCCTTGAAAGAGCTCATTCCGCAGATATTGATACTACAAATCATTATCGTCAATGGGCATTCATTCAGTTAAATGATCTAGATGAGTTCTACTG